TAATTGTTGTTCGTAAAGTGATAAGCAAGAACAATGTTAGAAGCAATTAGGAGATACAAAACGTTATAACTAAGCATGAATACTTTGCATTATACAATGCCATTTGTAGCCATTTAGAGAGCTATACAGAGCATACATTTATTATTTAGATGTTTTTTAGGTACTCAACAATCTTACATGTGGCTTAAATGGGCTTAGAATACGTTGTATGAAAAGAGTAAAAAGTAACTAAATTTAGATTGAAAGTAAATTAATTTTGCCCAGTAGATAATTAAAGTAGTGGTGGAAATTTTAACGGATAGATTAATTTTATCGGGAGTGTAAAAATTTTCGGATTGAGATTCAAAAAAATAAATTTCAAAAATTTTTTGGCGGGGCTTCGAGCAACGCCCGTCACATCAAGGGTTGAGAACAACGAGCCCGTCTTATCTGTAACCGCATCTTGAAATGAAAAGTTAAAATTGTGTAATTTTTCACAATATATACAGGCGATATAGATTAAATTTAAGTATATAACGCCCTATTATCAAGATAATCATGTTCTCAACGCAATATAGGGCTTTTCTCAGTAGTGATTATCGATGAATTAGTAAAGTTTTCAAAACATTGCAGGTCAATCGATATTCGAAATCGGTCGAAGATTAAAACATGTAAAAGAGAATGACCTTGTTCATGGAGAATTTATAAACTGGGTTGAAAATTCATTAAACATGGATAGAACGACAGCTAGTAAATTCATGAAGATTTCAAAAGAACTTTCAAATGATGAACCAGTTCAACATTTAGGGTTTAAAGCACTTTATCAAATAGCAACGATACCTGAAGAGAAAAGAGAAGAAAAGCATAAAACTTCTTCTGGAGAAATGAAAAATTCATACGAGATGACAACTAAAGAACGAGAAGATTTCAAACGACACCAACGAAAACTTGAACTAGAAAAATCCCAACTCGAATCCCAATTGGAACAAGCACAACGTTCTGAATCAATTGCACATAAGCAATTAGAGAAATAAATTTCAATACATAATATTTATAGGAGATGATATAAATGTCACAGAGAAAACTATTATCACAACAAAAAGCTTATCGTACCAAAGATGTACAAGAACAAAGAAATGCGACTGAGAAAGCTATGAATGAGCTTACACCTTTATCAAAAGAGCCACCCGATTTTTTAGACGATGATGCTATTCAAGAATGGTATAGAGTGCTTCCACTTATTAATGAATTACCTATAAAAGATTTAGACAAAGGTCTGCTTGCAACTTATTGCCAAACATATAGTAACTACAAAAATGCCACACTCAAAATTCAAGAAGAAGGTATGGTGGTTGTGACTGAACGTGGAAGTAAGCTCTCACCTCATTACACAATACAAAGGGATAGCGTGAATACAATGAACGCCATTTGTCCCAAATTAGGCTTAACTGTTGAGGCACGTCTCAAGATTATGGAACCTAAGACAAAAAATGAGTATGATCCCGTAGGTGATTTTGTGACAGGTAAGAAGCCTAAATCAGTATATGAAGAGTTTGGCATAGGCAAAAATGACTAATTGTCCAACTGTTGGACAAACTTAAATATATAATAATGCCTTCCAAATTTTGGTAAGAAATGGATTTCTGCAACTGTTGCAGAAAACTTATAAGCGTTTATATAACTATATAAAGAAATGAGGTTATAACATGCATCTAAAACCCTGTAAGCAAGTATTAAGATATTATCCTGCAGAAAAGATAACCGAATACGAGCTATTAACTGCTTATAATCCTATGTTTATTAATCGTAAAATAAAAGCAATAGAGGAACAAATCGATGCAATGTATCATTTAAATGTCAGTCATACAGTGTGTGATGATGTGATGGGTGTAGTCACAACTTCATATCCTTTAGAAAAGTTAGTATGTTGGATTGTTGAGAAAAAAGACGAACTGGATAGATATAAAAAACAATCAAATAAACGACTAAATTTGGTTAAAAAGCTAATCAAACACTATCCTTCGCATGAACAAAAGGCTATCATTCGATACATGCAGTCAAATGGCTCATATAAGCCACACAAAACGATTGAGAAACTGCAAAAAGATTTATATCAAGTCCATCATAAAAACCGTTCACAACGGCGTGAGAAGCACATACAAGCCAATAAAGTGATTTATAATGACTATATCGAAACAAAACGTGAAAGCCTGCAAAATGAACGCGAGGTGCTTGCCATATGATTATTGAGTATCAAGATGTGAACTATAAAATGTTATCCAAGTATATGTTGAACTATCACAGACTTTGTGACTGGTACATCAACAGACCTCATAACGTCAATGACCTTCAGTACCGAAATATATGTGATATGGTTAAAGGTATAACTGCTGTATATAATGATTCTTCTTTATTAAAGCAACAAGTTATCAAGTTGACGTGGTGGGACAAGGAAACCTTATCAGATGACGTTATTTGCGACATTATCGGTATTAAACAAAGGGCATTGTTGCGTGCTAGAACATCGATATTAGACCGATTAGCGAGTGAAATTGGGTATGTATGATAAAAAAGCAATTAAGCAGTTTATATTAAGTTGTCACAAGCATATTAACTTTGATTATGAAGATAAACCCATTGAAACAGATGATTTCTTTGAGTTAGGTGCTGAAGTTGGCCATAAGCGTATAGATCAAATGAATACAGAAGATGCGATATTTTTAAACGAGCTAGAATTGGCTGCCGAAACAGTAGGAACATTCAAAGAGTTTTATTTGTTTTTACTGATGGCAGAGGGGAAAACTTACAAAGATATGGCTCGTATATTCGAAGTGGGCGAGCAGAGAGTTAAGCAGATGTTAGACAAGTTAATAGTTAAAATGATTAAATATTTGCAATATAACTAAAATTGTATATAATAGGTAATGGAATCACTTATCACTTTCTTACGAATACACACTAGACGACTTTAAAAGTCGTCTTTTTTATTTGGTTATTATACAACTAATTCTTTTAATCACTTTAGAATGCGTATAGAATAGGCTTATTCTGATATTCAATGCTTTAGTAAACTTACATACAGCTATATATATTATTTTATAATTATTAATTTTTGCTCATACCAATCGCCCAAGTATGTTATGGGATGGTTATTTGCTTGATAGTTCAATGTCATGTTAAAATGTATTTATCAGTTTTTAGCATTATAACTCTTAATTTATAAGGCAGACGGTCTAGTCTGTCTTTTTTTTATTTACAATAACGAACATATGTTCTATTATATTTATTGAGGTGATACTATGATGCCAGATAAATATAAAAATGAAACGGACTATCGTAAAATACCACGTGAATATCTTAATCCACGCATACCACAAGGGCGTGGGATGGTTAAATGGCAACCTTTCAAGACAATGCCTGAGCAATACGAAAGATTAGAGCAATACATACTAGACCAAAATAAAATTGAGAGACCTATATTAAGTGAAGATCAATTAAATGAGTTAAATGATACATTAGTATATAAGATGTTTCATGATCCATCACTTACAGTCAGCTATTATAAAGATGGTTACATTGAAAATGTAGAGGGTATCATTCACAAAGTGGGTGACTTAGAGGAATGCTTATACATCCATGTAGAAGATGAGTTAAGAAAAATTAGCTTGATGGATATTGTAGACATAAAATAACCTGCACTAAGTACAGTGCAGGTCTCAGAGATATACTCATAAATCAATATAAAGGTAGTTAAGTAGTGGTATTTGTTATATAACCATAGTGTGTCATCTTAAACATTATTTTAACAAATTTTATAAATTGTTTTCGTCCCTTAGAGGTAATATATATATAGGTGAGTAGGACGACACTATAAAGTTATCTGAAATATGAATTAAGCATAAATCCGTCAGCTTTTTCTTCCATTTCATCTGGTAGAGTATAAACGCTATCTTTATCAATTTCTTTTATAGCATCATAAGTCCATCTGGAAGTCATTGCATATTGTTTTTCATCTGGTGGAGAAACATATACATCAACTGTAGAAAAATCTAATTTTGTTTTTTTAACTGCATATAATGTGTCAGCTGTATTTGCTTTCATTGCTTGTACTGTAGATTTTTTGGACATGGCAGATGGCACTTCAATAGTGATGTGTATTTCATCATTTTCATTAACAAAATCTAATTCTTTAAGTGTAACTGACTCTTTTTCAATGTTCTTCTTTAATTTATCTGTATCACTTAAAGGCTTTTTGTCTTTTTTATTTTTTTGTTCATCATTTTTCTTACTATCTTTACTAGATGATTTCGTTTCCTTCTTATCTTCTGATTTGCTTTCTTCCTTGTTTCCACACGCAGCTAATACTAAAAAACTTGCTAATAATAAAAATAAAACCTTTTTCATTTAATGCTCTCCCTTAAAAATAAATTATTAACTTAATTGTACTATACCTAAAAAATAATAGTGATAACAAAAAGTTATGATTAAGCTTTTTATTTGTGAATTTACTTATAATTAATGGTAAGTTAAATACAATTATAGAACACCAAACGAACAACTATACATTAATTCATTTCTCGATGCAGCACAGAGCGAATGTCAGAGAGATAATTAAATGGATTTGGTAATTTTGATGTAATCTTTTAAGATAGAGGTGTGATGTTACTTAAAAATCAGTAACATTGGTCGGACAAAAATGTTTAACCAAAAGTATGTACTCAAAAATAGGTGTGTAAAAAGTCCACACACAAAAAAGTTTATGTGCTATTACTCAAAAATGAGTATGAGGTTAGGTTTCTCAAAAAAGAGCAACCAATGTACACGGTCAAAAATGACCACGTACTATTGTTCAAGAATGGACGATAGCAAACGGACAAAAATTGTCTGATTGTAGATAAATGAAAATACAAAAGTAGGATTATTTTTGAACTCATATTGTATTAGTTTGCTTTTTAGAAGATAATTAAAAACAACAATAATTAAGAGGTGAGCAGAACTTGAATAGATTGGATGGCAAAACTGTCATAACTATTATTGGTGTAATTGGTTTAATGATATTCGCTTTTATTTTTACGATTGGCTACATATTAAGTAATATAGACCCTGAAAATAAGTTGGAAGGTTATACAATAGCGATTAGTTTTATTTGAATATTTGCCACATTTGGTGGTGCTTATTTAGG